GAAGTTAATAAGCATAGAAGGTGCAAGACCGTTTTGAATATTATTTATGTGATAATTAGCAACCTCTTCTTCCAACTCGGCATACTGAAGTCCTCCTTGATAATCAACTGGACTATAATACTTATATCCAGCTCTGTAAGGTTTTATGTAAAGTATTTCAATAGGTTTCTTAGAGAATCCAAATGCTGGTATTCTTAGTATTTTATCTGATTTTCTGTACTCAGACCAATCAGAATGATAGTAGTATGCTTCTATCTGACCCTTATCATTACACTTCTCTGCCCTAAGTGTTTCTACTGGTATATGCTCTACCTGTGCAATTCTACTTCTATCCTTTGTGTATATAATTTGAACAGCAGCTTGACCCATCATTTTATAATCATAGGTTATTCTTTTCACAACGTCTTTGTGAAGCAGCTCTTTCATCTCTTTATATTCTGCCTCTTTTTCTTTACCATCAGTAGCGTCTAAGCCTTTTCCGTAAATCATTTCAGCAATGCCGTTGATAGCAGCATTGTTTGTTGGGCTACCATTGTATCTATCTATAAGATATTGAAAATAATTATTATCATCTCCGTATCCTATAAACTCTTCGTTGTAGTATTCAGATATTTCTGGTCTAGTATAAGAACCTAGCTGAACAATATGTATTGGGCTTTTTTGTTTCATAATATAATGTAGCTATCATCAAAGCTATCTTCTTCGGTATATTTATCCTTATTTGGATTGTATTTATTGTAATCGGTTTGGTCTGTACAGAATATAATATCTCTGTAAAGCTCACCATCATTGTCAATAAGTTTAAGTGTATAATAATCACCCTCTTTAAGGGCGTATTGATTTGTTATTTGCAAGAATATATCTCCTTGAGTTGGCACTAAGTCTCCACCATCCCATTTTATTGCAGCACCTTCTGGATTCTCAAGGTATAATTGCCATTGAAAGTCTCCAGTATAATCAAATTGTTCTCTTGTTGACTTATTTATCAACACAAGTTTAAGGTCTCCAACAATGTTTCTCCTTGACGCAATCTTAATTGTCTGGTCTGCCGTTGATGTAGTTAATATGTGCATACTAAAGTAATAATAAGCACTTTATTTGTTTTATGGTATAAAAAAAGAGGGCAATTAAGCCCCCTTTTAGATTTATACTCCTATTAAATTTATGAAGGGTCTCTCTGAGTTCCTTCGGTAGCAGTAGCACTTGTCATACCAGCAAATGGTTCGACATCAGTTCCTCCATCAACAAAAGATGGCATACGGATTTCGTTTGCGGTTAATGTAAGTGTATATCCATTTAGGTCTCCCATAGCAGTACCAGTTACAGCAGTACCACCAGTTACATCAGCACCATTATCAGCACCAACTAATAAAAACTTATCATCAAAAGTTTGAACTACAACGTGCGGTCTACCGTACGCCATAAGTTTTAACTCTTTATTGTCCTCCTTAGTTAACTTAAACAATGTAATGTTTAAAACCTGTTCAAAGAATGTCGTTCCATTCTCCATAGAGGATGAAATGTTTGTTTCTAAAGAGGAATTACCTTTAACATCATAAGTATAATAATTAAAAGTACCAGTCATATCTGTAATTTCATCACTAGAACCTATTGTTAAAGTTCCTAAGTCTCCGAAATCAACGAAGTGTACCTTTTTAATCCCACCTACGGCATCTTTACAAGGTCTTAATCTTCCTCCAGTTAAATCACAAGCCATAATTTATATTTTTTTTTAGTAAAAGGGGTAGCGTTAACCACCCCTTTAGATTAAACAATTATTATGCTAAAGTAAGAAGGGCAAGGTCAGAACCAATACCGTACTGTACGCCAGCAGTAAAGCGCATTACGACTCTCACATTTTGTGAGCCATCAATGTCAGCCATATCGATAACTTTAACTTCGTTGTGGTCTGCAAGTAGTCCAGTACCAAAGTATAAGTTAGATGCTTGTCCAGCTACAATACTTCCAGCAGGCATACCAGTAGCAAGTTGTATCTTGATTCCTTCGTAAGAAAGAGCATTACCACTATTATACCATTGTGTACCTTTAGAATCAGTACCAGCAGCACCAACACCAGCAGCACCGTATCCACCTAAGAATCGGATGTATGCTTGTTGAGCAGCAGTAGGTACATAGATAGTTAAATCTTCTTTGCCATAAACAGCATCAGGAAGTGCGTCTACAACAGCAGCAAGCAATCCATCAATGTTAGTTGAGGTAAAAGAAGTTTCTCCACCATTAGCAGCATCGTTAACGTCTGCGTCAGCAAGCATAAGAGTTGTAAGTCCGTCAAATTCTCCAGCAGTAGCGGTTACACCACCCCAGATATTTTGTTCAGTTTTCTCAGCAACTTTAGCTGCAACGTGTCCTAACAAAAAGTCAGAAAAGGCTGGAGGCAATGAATCAAATGCAGAATATCCCATTTGTACAGCTTCCCAGTCAGAACGGAAATCTTTTTTACACAGTTGTAGGTTTACTTGGAACTCTTCTGGTTGAAGGATTCTCTCAGTAAGTGTTAGAACGTCAGCATCGATTGTGAAATCACAAGTTGCGTCAGTAATAAGGTCAGTAGAAGCAACTTTTTTAATTACTTCTTTAAACTTTACATTAGGCTTAATTGTGATTGCGCCATCAGCTAAAGTTTTACCGCTAAGTAAAGCAGCAGAGATGTATTTCCCAGCGAATTGCCCAGCGTAAGTTGTAGTCAGACTGTTCAATGAATTGTCTGCATCTAGTTGAATGTTTTTAGTACTCATCTTTTTGTTTGTTAGTTTAATTTAGAAAATACTCGGTCAAGTGTATTCATTGGGCGATTATGACCGAATTTCATCACCTCTTTTTGTTCTGTTTTTTGTGATGGTGTGTGTGCGATTGGCTCGGCTGCTGGTTCAGCAGATAGCTTTTCAAGTTTGGCTGAAAGTTCTTCTTTCTCAGCTTCTACTTTACCGTACTCTACCATCATATCTTCTTTGATAGATTTTATCATATCTTCAAGTTCTGCAATCTTAGAGTTGAAATCCTCCTCTTTCACATAACCTTCCATTAATTCGACTTCCTCAGATTCTTCTTCCTCTTCGGCAACCTCTTCTTCAGACTCATCTTCCTCAGCTAATTCAGTTTCAACAACTTCCTCTACTGATTCAATTTCTTCTGATAATGCAACTTCCTCTACTTTTTCAGTTTCAACAACCTCTTCGCTTTGAACCTCGATGTTCTCAACTTCAGTTGACTCAACCTCTGTAATGGCAGATAGCTTTTGCATAATGTCATTTAGAATGTTTGTAGCTTTACTCTCCATTTTATGTAAATTAACTTTTAAGTTCTATAAAATAACAATAAATATATTGTCTGTTAGATTTTCAGGATATGGATGTTATATTCCCTATCCCCTGCGCTCTTAGAGTGCCATCACAGCACTTTTTAGAGTACTTTTTACCGCATTTGCATAGGCATCCTCTTTTACCACCTCTAGGCACACTTCTTCCTACTGTTTCGTTCTTACTCATTTCTTACTTGATTTTAGATTCAATTGAGTTTATTTCGTCTAACTTACCCTCTGCCCAACGGATTCCTTCTTCTCCACCCCAAGCATCCCAAAGTAGACCTCCGCATCCTTTGTTGTAAGGCTCTCCTTTTTTCTTCTCAAACCTATTGTACGATGCCATCTCAGATATTAAACATCTTGATAATGGTTTACCAGCAGACAATAATTGAGCAAATTGCCAAGCCTGTGGAGTTCCGCATCTAGGTTTGTTACTGTCGTAGTACGCTAGAGCCTGTTTAGCGTTCTTTTTAGCTGCTTCTGGGTAATCAGAGTACGTTTTATCATATAAACCCAATTCAAGCTCCTCAGACAGCTCTGTGCAATCGCAAGACAGTTCTAACTCACCTAATTCTCTTAATTTACCTCTACTCCAAGCTAAACCAGCCTTACCACCCCATAATAGGTATGAAATTGTACCACAAGCCTTAGAATCGCTTGGGTCGTAGTATTCTGCTGCTCTTGAAAGGTATGAGTACATCCTCTTAATCGTTGACACACTCAATTTCTCGCCTCTAGCTA